ATGCTTGAAGAGATTTCATTATTACAAGATGGTTTTGTAGATGGAAGCGTGAAAATCAAAGAGTTCAGAGAAGGAATAGAAGAAATTAACAAAGAATGTAAGTCTCAAAATTATCCTTTTAGTATTAAAAAGGAATTTACAAAGCTTAAAAAAGCCAAATTACATCAAAAGTTAATGGAAGTATTCCCTGGAGATTTATTTGAGTTCTCTGACAATGTAACCAAGTATAATTTCGAGAAAACAATAATGAATGATTACATGGGAGGTTGGAATTATGGAGTTTAATATGAGGTCAAGAGGACTCGTAGATAATCTGAATCAATTCAACTATCACATATTAGGCTGTGGCGCTATAGGTAGTGCCGCAGCTACCCAACTATGTAGAATGGGTGCAGAGAACTTTGCTCTATATGATAATGATAAAGTTGATACAGGTAATGTAGGAGTATCTCAATACACGCAGTATGATGTAGGTCATGCTAAAGTTGATATGTTAAAATCAAAGTTAAGTGATATTAACCCTGACACTTTAGAAGTAACCTGTGTTGATGAAATGTTTAGTAATTATGTATATTTAAATGATAATGACATAATTATTTTAGGTTTTGACAGCATGGAATCTAGACTAGATGCAGTAAAGGCTATTACAGGCTGGAAACAGTCTAGGCCATTTGCTCTTATAGATGGTAGAATGGGAGCTGAACATTATCAACAATATGTGCTATTAAAGCCTACTTTAAATGCATATAAGAAGATATGGTATAGCGACGATGAAGGTAGTGATGAACCATGTAATATGAAGGCTACAAGTTACTGTAGTAATATGAGTGGAAGTTTCATTGCAAATGCTATAAGAAAAATAGTCAAAGAACAACCATATGAGGAATTTGTCTCGTTTCATTTTCCAACTATGTCAATAGAAAAAACTACTTGTTTGTTTAAGTAGATAGTATTAACTTAGTAAGCTTAAGAGAGTCGATAATAGGCTCTCTTAACTTACGAACTGGCAATTAATCACAAAGGAGAGCTATAATGGCACTAAAAAAAGTCAAAAGGAAAGCTATCTCCCAGAATCCTAGAGTAATGTTACTTTATGGAGCACCTAAAGTAGGTAAAACTACTGCTCTAAGTCAGTTAGACGATTGTCTAATTATAGATACAGAAGGTGGTGCTAATATGGTAGATGGTTATATTGAAGAGGCTAAAAGTAGAGAAGACCTAATCAATATATTAAAAGAAGCGAAAGATGGACACGATTATAAATACGTAGCTATAGATACTATAGATAAGGTAGCTACATGGGCAGAAAAGACAGTATGTCAAGAAGAGCAAGTATCAGCTGTACAAGACTTAGCATTTGGCAAAGGTTTTGCAATGGTTAGAGAAAAGGTTCTTAATACTGTAAATGCTCTTAAAGAGATATTTCCTCATGTTATTATCATCGGACATAGGAAATGGGCAAGAGCCGTAGTAGACAGTAAAGCGATAGTAGAACCAGAAAGTCTAGATTTAACAGGTAAGTTAAAGAATATGTTAATGGCAGACTGTGATGCTATCGGGTATGTCTATAGAGATGATGAAAAAGGCGATTTAATGGTATCATTTAAAGCAAATGAAGCATTAGAAGCTGGAAGTAGAAGTCCTCATTTAAAAGGCAAAGATGTTAAGTTAACTTGGAACAATATATACAAAAAGGAGAGTAAATAATGGCGATATTCAAACCCGAGATTAAAGAATCTACAGGCGGAAGTAAATTTACAGGTATCTGTAAGTTTGCTATCATAAACTTTGAAGATAAATCAGGTATGTTCGATTGGGCAGACCTATATTTAGATGTAGAAGTTAAGCAAGAACATAGTGATTATAGTAGAAAACTACAGATTAAAGGTTCTTTTGAAAAAGATTCATCTGGAAATATTACAGGTGGAAGTGTTTTAAAAAGACTATATACATTCTTTGATGCTATTGGATGTAAAGCTGGTATTAATGTTAAAGGTGAATGGGAAGATGAAAATGGTGAGAAAATAGACAACATAGCTGATTACCTAAATAAAGGTGCAGTAGATGGTGATATAGAAACTGTTGCGTCTTATAAGTATTTGGCTTATTTCTATAAAGAACAACCAAAGAAACCAGGAGCTAAATCATATACAACTGTATGGCCTAAAGTTTATTTATCTAGCGATACAAATGAAGGTAAACTTAAAAGTGATATAGATTGGTTAAAAGGCAAAGGTTACTTAAAAGAACTAACTGATGAAGTAGCAAGTGCTCCAGCTATGTCAGGAGATGGCTTAGCTAATCTATGAACTATGTCGAAATAGCTAGAGGAACACCTTTTAACAGAGGTATTCTCATTCCTGTATCCAAACTTCAAAATTACTTAGGGGAGGAACCTTTGTATAGAAGTGTTTATCTATATGATGAATCAGCAGTAGAATATGTCAATCAAAACGGAAGCTTAAAAAACTTCTTTGGAGTTAGATATATAGATAAGATTCCAGTTGATATAGATAAGCAAGACAGGACTGATGAAAGAACTTTAGATATTTTGAGAGGTATTATTCTAGAACTAGAGGATGCAGACATTTCGGAAGAAAGTTTCCAATGCTACTTCTCTGGTTCTGGATACCACCTTATTCTATCAGGAGCTTTATTTAATTTCAAACCAGGAAATGATTTGCCTTTTATTGTCAAACAGACAATGAAAAAGCTGATAACTGACATTGATGCTAGTATCTATATGAGAACTGGTATTTACAGAGTTCAGCATACACCAAATCAAAAGACTGATTTATACAAAATCCCCTTAACTAGAGATGAAGTAATTAATAAAGACCCTGAAGAAATCTTTGAACTCGCTAAAACACCTCGATTAGATTATAATTATAATCCATTAGAAGGTGATGGCGAGTTTGAAGATAAAATAGTAGATGAAGTTCCAGATGTTCAGGTATTTAATAAAATATCAGAACCTAGCAAAATAATACCTTGTGTTCAATCTATGCTCAATCAAGGAGCAAGAGAGGGCAGTAGACATATTACAGCAATGAGAGTTATATCACACTTTAAAAGACACGGAATACCAAGTCATTACGCTAAAGTATGTATGTTGCATTGGAATAATAAAAGTATGCCAGAGCAACAAGTAATGGAAATGGTAGAGAATGTTTATAATAGAAATTATAAATATGGTTGTCAAGATAGTGTGATGTTAAAGCATTGCAAAACACAATGTGTTCATTTCGCAAGAAAAGACTATCTAGTAGATATTAAATCAGCATCAACAATGCAAGATGAATTAGCTGAGCGTTTAACTACTGATTTTAGTGGTAAAACAATAGATTTAAGTAGAGCTTTAGGGCTAAGTGTTGAGTCAACTATATATCCAGGAGAACTGGTAACTATATTTGGACCAACAGGCTCTAATAAAACTACATTTGCTCAGAATCTAGCATTAGGTGTAGATTTCGTTAATGATAAAATAGAAAAAGAATGGCAAATACCCACTCTATTTCTATCTTTAGAATTGTCTTCTTGGTACATGCATAGAAGGCATCTGCAAATAGTCTCAGGTGAAACGAAAGAAAAAGTAAACGATAATTACGAACGATTATATGACACGCATAAAGATGAGTTGGAGCACATTATGGTGCAAACTATATCTCCTACTTTAGATAAGATATATGAAAAAGTTAGAGAATTACAACCACAATTAGTTATAGTAGATTATATTGATTTAGTAGATACTCCTGTTAGTTATAGAGGTGAGTATGAAAAGATTAAGTATATATCTCATGGATTATCTAATATGGCTGTAAATAACGACTTAATAGTAATTCAAATATCACAAGTAAGTAGAGAGTATAGTCGTAACGAAGTGTTAGACTTATATGCTGGTAAAGGTTCAGGTGCTATTGAAAATGCCTCAAGAAAAGTGATTGGTCTTAATGGACAATCAAAATCTCCAAAGAGAGAAGTGAAGCTATTCAAGAACACAGATGGAGAATTATTTGATACTAGCGTAGAGTGGACCCCTTCATTTAGATTAAGGAGAACAGATGCGTTCAATGATTAGTATATTAGCAATAGATGAAGCCACTATAATTAGATTATTTTGGCTATTTAAAATAGGGTTTGTACACCCAAAAGATGCACCAGGAACAGTTAGAGGTTTAATATTGGGATTTTGGAGATTCGAAATTCAATTAATACTAGGTTTCTGGGATAGTATGTTCAGTAAAGAGCTCATGAAAGTAAATGACGAAATGGATATTGAACATCATGCATAATAAGATAAAGATAGAAAAACCTAAAAGGGGACGCAAGTCCCCTAAAGGTTTAAGCATTTGGGAAGATAGATTTCGAAAGAAACTCTATAAACATCATAAGCATTTTGCAAAGAAAGTGTTTCATAGATTAATGAAAAAGTCTTCTACTTTAAGAACGACTTTAAAGAGAAGGAGTAAAGAATATGAAGTTGAATTTAAAATCTCTCTTACAGAAGTTAGAGAATTATTACATAAATCATACGGAAGAAAATGTAGATATTGCAATACAATTCTTGTTGTTAGCAATATGGCATGCGACCATATATTCCCTCTTAGTTTGGGTGGTAATTCAACTCCTAAAAATTTACAAATGATATGCATGAGATGTAATACAAGAAAAGGACCGTTAACAGATAAAGATTTTACAAAATTATTAAGATGGCTAAATAGACAAGAAGCAAGTTTAGCTAAATACGTACTAAGAAAACTATCAAGTAGAGATTTTTAGGGACGAATACACGACAGCGGTGAACAGCTGTAAGCTTAGAAAATAAGTCGGAATGTAATGTCAATTATATTTGTCCCTAAAATAAAGGAGATTAAATGGCTGGAGAATATAAGAAATGTAATTTTCCTAAAATGGGTAATAAAACTCATCAATTAGGAAAGTATAAAAGAAATACAAAAGAAAAAACTAAGCAAATCGAAAAGGATAAAGCTAAAAGATTAAAAGAATGGAGGTCGTGGTAATGGGTAGACCAAGGAAGATAAGGTATCCTATATGGGTAAAATTCTTTAAAAAAGTAGGTTACTCAGTAGGACATTTGGCAAATAAATACAATGTGTCAAAGAGAACTATATGGAGATATTTAAAATGATGAATTTAAAAGGGGTCGAAATGGAAGAGAAACTAAAAGAGTATCAAAATATAGCTTATAATAAAGATAATAAGTTTGACGTTGATTTAGAGTTTGGAGAAAAGTTTGAAAAGAGTTTA